CTATTTCAGCTAGTGAGCGTCCATAGAATGTGTGTGGCTCTGGGTCTATTTCAAACTTAGCAAAAGGTAACTCATCGCATGGCTCAAAGTCTAGCATCTCATATGATGTACCACCGCAGGTAATCTTGTGTAATACGGGTATGCCAGTGCCATCAGCATCTATTCTCATATATGCTTCTGTCACAGTTACATTCTTCATTGCTGGGTCTTGCTCATCTTCATCAGATGTATCCAAGTCATAGCCACGTCTTTCATGCACTTCAGCTTCAGTCATCTCTGACCCATTATCAAAGCTGTTTAAATCCAATACAACTTCAGGGTCATATCCCATTGCGATTAAATCACCTGCACGCATTTCAGTTCTATGAGCCACCAGATAAGCATCCTTGAGGTTACGTGCGTCACGGTTTACGAAAAACTCTTCGGGTGGCACGCTTTCTATGCATAGTTCGCCTTTTTCTTGCTGGCGGCTAATCTTAATACTGTGTGAGGGTGTTTCTATTTCCATGCCCATCTCATCCATTGAGATGCTCATTTCTGTAGTTTGTTCCAATACACTTACTTCATCATCATCTGTAAGATATGCTAGTTCATCATCGTTAAGGTCTGTAAACGTGTATATCTCTGCTTCCGGATATGTCATCCAGTATGCTTTTACAATGCCTTGTTTCTTCACAAGTGCATCTTGGAATGCATCATTAATTACGCGGTAACCATTTAAGCGTGTAAACTCATGGTGCATAAATTCAGTGGCTTGTTCTGCCATTGCCACATCTTCTGCGCCATGTGGAACAAACTCCACTGGTTTTGCTGTACTTAGGAATATACGCATTAAGCTTGGTTTTACAGCACGTACAGTATCACGTACTTTTGTAGCTACAACTTTGCTTCTGCCATCTTCATAACCAAGATCAACTTCGCCATCATAATATCGCTGTGCTTTAATTCTGTCTTGACTTATTTCGCTTTCAACAAAATCCACTGCACTTGCAATAGCATCCTGGACTATGCCTTCGACTTCTCTACGTGACTTTGGTTTTAATTCCATGATCTATTCCTTAATTTGCTTGTAAGCCTAATAATATAGCAATATTTTCTTTAGACATTAGCTTTTTATTTTCTGGGGTCATGCCTGTAGCTACCATTTTTGTTATGTCATCAAGGGATTTTTTTGCAACTTTTTCAGATTTCATCTTAGCCGCGATACCTCCAATAGAACCTACAACAAAAGCTGGATCATGCACTATAGCTGCAATATTTAATGCTTGCATCAAACCATTACCTGTAGGTGAAAGCTTTCCTATAAGCCTCAAGCCATTTTCGCTTACATCGCCCCTAACAAATCTTCTCATCGTATTTATTTCATCTTCTGAAAAATACTTTGATTCACGTTTACTATTAATAATACTGGAAATTGCTTGGCGATATTTGTTAACCACATTACCACCAGAACCAGAAGCGCCCGCCTGATCCTCCGCTTTAGTCATAGCGTAATCAAGAAGTTCAGATTTTTTATACCTGCTATTAGCACTTCTAGCTGCTATCATTAAAGAGTTACTTGGCTCTTTAGTCATAATAAGATCGTCAATTTCATGTATCATTTCTAATATATTATTTTGGTCTCTGTTAATATTATATCTTCTTGATAAACCTTTTCTCATTTTATCTAACTGACCAATTGTAAGGTTTTTTCCAACTTGATCTTGCAATAACTTCAAAGATGCAAGTGTCGCCTTATCTTCTCCAGCAACATAATCAAAACTATTATCTAAATTATTTTGGACTTTACTTAAAAAACTATTATATTCATTTTGTGAAAACTTTACGCCAGCATTGTCTACTTCTTTATAGGCTGCATTTTTGTAATTTTTTAAAGTTTCTAAAGTAGGCATTTCATCTGCTTTTTTTGCAAATGCTTTTACAGTTTTATTTGCAGTTGCAGGAGCTGCAAATGCACCTAAAACTCTTGCTATAGGTTCATAAACTGTACCTTCAGACATTTGCCCAGCAGTTTCGCTACCTAAAGCAGATATGACTAATGGCTTTAACGCTGTACCTGTAATTGCTGCTGGAACAAATTCACCTACAGTACCAGCATATTCTGCTACTGTTGTCTCACCTTTACGCTCAATGCCTTTAGGATCAGCACCAACTGCGCCTGCAAGCGCAGCATATCCTTTATCAAAGTATTCACCAGTTTTGCTGTCAAATATAGGTATGTTAGGTTTCTGGTCATCGCCACCAGCTAAATCAATTAACTCTTGAATTCCACGCTTCCCGCCACGATAAATTAATTCTGGAGTTGATGCTATTCCCCTAATACCACGCAACATGCCTGCGCCAGCAGTACCGATAACGTCACCAACTTTTTCACCTAAAGTATCAACTTCACCACTACCCATAACTTTATCATATGTAGTTAAGGGTTCTGCTGACTGTGTAGACTGCCTGCGTTGAAGTTCACGTTTAGCAAGCTCTAGTTTAGCTTTATTGAGGGTTTCATTCATTTTTATTACCCTCATTATCAGCAATGTATTGTTTTAATTGCTCGTCTGTCATTTTTGAAAAATCAACTGTGCCTGTTGCTGGCACTTCTTTATTGTTTAAAATTATAGATTTTTCGTATTCACTAAAATAATTAGCGCCACCTTCTGTATTTAGTATTTTTAACATAGATTTACGATATTGATTTTCTAATCTTTCAAGGTTTCTTAATAGTTGATCTGAGCTTTGAGATGTATCTAAACTACCAAGACTTGCCTGCAATGCATCAAGTTCTTGTACCGCAACTTGACCCAAAGCTCCACCAGTAGGGCTTTCATCTCTCATTCTTTGCAGTCTATCAAACCCAATATTAGCCCTTATTGTTTCGCCGAGTTTATCAACATCTAATGCTTCAGTTCCACCAACCTTTTTTAAAACTGACCCACCAATCCCAGTTGTCATAAATGGATTTTCAATAACTTTTCTTTTCATTTCTTGTATGTCACCAAGAACTGTTGTTCCAGATGTTGATTTGGTTTCTAATGTAGCTATATCACTTTTTGTTGTGTCTAGCGGGCCACCTGGTACTGGTTGCATACTGTATGATTTGTTTCCAGCCTCATCTACGCCCTCTACCAATTGATAACCTTGTGGTATAGACCCAAACTGCGCTGGTGCGCCACCTGATGAAACACCGCCTTGAAGCATAAATGCTTGATACTCTGGCGTACCTTGAACTAAACCAGCAAGTTCAGCTCTTTTTTGTAAAGCAATGCGATTATCTTTACTTGGAGTAAGAAGTACAGTTGCCGCTTGCTGTGGGGTTATAGCCCCAGATTTAACCAGGTTAGCTAAATCTTCTCTACCTCTAGCTATAAGCATCTCTATAGTCTTATTCTTATTACCCGCAGCTACACGTTGCATGCCACGTTCACGTATTGCTTCGCCACCACGCATCTCTGGCATAATTAATGGATCAAGTGCTGCGGCAAAAGTTTGCGCCCTACTTAAACCAGTATCATTATTTCGTGTTCTAGCATAATCCAGTAATCCACCTAAACCGCCTCGCGGTTTCGATGGATTTACTTGATCTTGAATAATTTCTTCTGGTTTTTTTATCATGGCATCATTCCCGCACCAAGTTGTAGATAATTAAACAATCCTGGCTTCATAGAGTTAGTCTGTGATTGTGGTACTGGTGTAACACCAAGCGCAGCAAGTGGTGCATTTAGTGCCGCCGCTGGCGCACCAGTGTAACCCGCATACTGTTGTTTAGCCGCATCAATGAGTGCTTGCTGAATACCTTGCTGTAGCAGACCTTGTTGAGCTTGCTGTTGTTGTATCGCTTGGCCTGTACCAAATGCTTGCTGGCCTAATGCACCCATTTGAGCCGCAGCGCCAAGTCTTTGCTGATTAGCTTGAGCCGCCGCTGCTTGGTTAGCTAATTGAGCTGACATGGTTTGCGTTGCTCCAAACTGGCCTGCTTGATTTAATGCAGCCTGATTAGCTAATGCCATTTGGTTTGCCGCAGTTGATCCAAACTGTGCCGCTTGGTTTTGTGCCGCCATGTTAGCTGCCGCCGCTTGATTAGCCGCAGCTGAACCAAATTGAGATGCTTGGTTTTGAGCTGCCGCCGCTTGTTGAGCCGCTACGTTTTGCGCGCTTGCTCCGAATTGGCCTGCTTGATTTAATGCAGCTTGGTTTGCGAGATTCGATTGTTGCCCAAAGCCAGCAGTAGTTGTACCTGCCGCTAAGTTAGCTTGCTGGTTAGCAAGCGCTGCTTGTTGGGCTGTGCCTATATCTTGCATCGCCATTTGCTGTGCTTGTGTAAACCCAGCTTGACGTAAACCTGATGCTGTCCTTGCAGCTTGTTCTGCGAATGCTCTATTTGTTTCAGCTTCAGCAATACCTTGGCGTGATCCGCCATATGCTCTTGCGGCAGTTGCTTGTGCGCCTAATTGGTTTTGTGCAAGTTTACGTGATCTTTCAATATCACCTAACGCTTGGTCTACAACTTGGCTTTCGAATGGATTTGTGTAAGCCCCAAGATTAGTGCTTGCAAGTTGACCCGCTTGCACGTTTTGCGCTGATACTGTTGGAGATGTTCCTGTCATAGCCGCATTATATCCAGTAGCTTGCGGGCCTTGTGCTTGATACCCTTGGCTTGTCATTGCGCTTGGATTATATCCAGCCGCACTTGCTGTTTGGGCTTGGTATCCCACTGGTTGCACAGCTTGCGGCCTGTATAACATGCCTTGCTGTGTTCCTAGCATCGCTTGCTGTAATCCGCCAGCCGCAGCTTGGTTTACGTTAAAGTCGCCTTGCGGGTTTAGTCGTCCACCACCAGCCATGTTAAGCCTCTTTTCTTTTAAAATTAGTCATAATTAAAATCCGCCCATACTTCTTTTGTAAGTGCCTGATTTAACCGCGCTCACATTCTTTTGTTGTTTAGACATTTCGTTTTTCAATGCCGAGCTTGTTTTCTTTTTCTTTTTAGCAACAGGTGCTGGTGCAACCACTACAGGCGCTGGTTCTTTTTTTACAACTGGCGCTACTACAGGTGCTGGCGTAAACCTATCACTTTCCGTAGCAGCTAAGTCATATTGGTCAAGAGCTGGAGCTACAACAGGTGCTGGTGTTAATGCAGGCAGAGCCGCAACTCTAACCGCCTTTTCGTCAGCAATTCTAGCATCTTCTGCGGCTATACGTTGGTCTATTACGTCTTGAGTATTATAGTTAGTAAAACCTGCTAAATCCCCAAGTGCGCCTGCAACATCTCCAACAACCCCTAAATTACCCTGACCATCAACTCCGCGCCCGCTAAATACTCCATAATCTCCAGCTTTTTTCTCAATCTGATCTGTGTAACCAGCAGCGGCGGCTAATGCTGGGTCAACTTCACCGACATCGTAACCCATAGAAACTATGGAAGTTGTATTAGGGTTCTGGAAGCTTGCATCAAGATTATCTTCAGGTCTTGGATTTATTAAGTTTTGAAGTATTCCTAATATACCCGGTGCTGTAAATCCTTGTGACTGATCATACGTTGCATAGTTTGTACCAGCAGTAGATGATCCTATTTCAAAAGGAGATGCAGAATATGTTGTACCTGAGAAGTTAGGATCATATCTTGGGTCTAATGTACCTACAGTTTGACCATTTGATGCAGTAAATCCATTTGTATAATTAATATCGGGGTTTACAGATTGTTTTGCCATTTGGTCTAACAATCTTTGATAATTATCATCACTACGTGCCTCACGGCGCATAGCTTCCATTCTTGTCGCTTCGGCAGCTTGGCGTTGCGATTCAGCATTTGTCATGTAATCATTATAATTTATTGGCATAGGTGCGTTAGAACCATAGCCGCCAGAATATGGGTCAATAAAGAAGCTATCCATGTAAGATTTCTGTGCTGGCCTTTGTCTTGCAAGCTCATCTAATGACTGTTGATATATTGGAGCTGATGAATAACCAGTGAGGCCATTAGCATATTGTGTTGGGACACCCATACCACCCATTATGTCTTGTTGAGTTGTTGGTGTTCCCATACCGAATGCGCCTGCAACATCAGCCGTATTCTGGAATGATGCTTGTTGCATTGGAGTGAATGCAGCTACGTCTGGGCCATAGTATGGGACATAACCAAGTTGGGAAATACGTTCAGCTTTATTTAAGTTACGCTGCGCCGCTTTCTCAATGTATTCTGGGATTTCAACACTAGATGTTGTTGATCCGCCTTTGCCACCTGACATTATTCAAACTCCTTAACATAAGACGAATGTAGCTGCTTCCAGCCATGTTTCGCCAATGGTTTTTTCCAGCCT